TCTCCTTCTCGGTTGATATAACATTGGCCAAATTTTAATAGTTTATATTTTTTCATATTTTTTTAAGTTGATGTGGCCAAAACTTGGCAGTTATTGAGCCATCTTTTTTAGAATATGGTAAAAAAGCAACATCAATCATCCAAGTATCTTTCTTTGAAACTTTCCCACTTCTTTTATTAGATACATTTTCCCCTCTCATAAAAGTATAATTAGATACTGTCCCTGTTTCTATTCGTCGAGGAATATCATAGGGAAGATATTTCTTAACAAATCTAACTTTCTGACCAATCCGAAATGGGGGAGTTAAATTTTCATCAGTATCAAATCTAAAACGACAATGTGGGCATTTAGTCTTCATCTACAATTTTTTCTATCTATAGGAATATTAGTATAATCCATAGGAATTATACAGTCACCTGGAATATCATTCATTAATTGATCATTATAAATATTATTTGGTGATATTGATGGGGGAGATTTAATAATAGAAGGAGACATTACCTTATCAAACGTACCAGCCGGATTAGATGTTTGAAAGAACAGTTCTTTTATTTTATTTCGTTCCGATGCATCTAATATAAGAATTCTTTTTGATTTCATACGCTTCCTTTTCTTACTAAATCGTGTGTAATACCTTTCCATCCACAATCACACTCACGTCTATTCTCTTCCTTAAATGGGCGTCCTTTATAAAACATATAACCTACATAGGTAGATGAAGTATATTCACTTCCACATTTAGGACAAACTTCATGGTCTTTATAATACTCATCTTCTGTGTCGTATATTTTTTTCATACTTTACTCTTCTCTAACTACCATATCAAGTGGAGACCATGTAGTATTTACCCAATCCACGTAATTTGGAATATTATTATCTATCATATCTTCACGAACTAATCTAAAGAAAGCATTACGATCTAACTTTGGTATTTTTGATGTATCCAAACATTCAATACAATGAAGTTGGGCAATAGTTGTTAATGCAGTTTCTTTCAATTGCATAAGAGCAACATTTCTATCCAAAATTGTTTTCCCTTCCGCTATATTTTCACAGACCTTATATTTATTTCTTAAATTTACAGCATGAGATATAAGTTCATCAACAGTATGTAAAGATTCTTCATTTAACCAAGGAAAATACTTTACAATAGTTTTAGGACCAGCACCTTCAATTCCATTAACATTATCTGAATCATCACCATCCATCGCCCGATAAAGAACATAATTGTTGGGATGAATTTGATAATCTGCTAGAACTTCGGCAGTACCATAAATACGTTTCTTCGTAGGTGAATAAACATTTATATTACCAGTACATAGTTGTAAGAAATCCTTATCAGATGACATAATAAAAACTTTCCTGGATGCCTTGAAATAATCCGTCGCAAGAAATGCTATAACATCATCTGCCTCAACATGATCTAGGGAAAGAATATTTACCGGGAGAGTTTGAAGATAATGAACGAGGCGTTGATATTGCTTACGCATACTTTCTTCTTCAGTTGTTGCGTCAGACATTTCTTCATATGCCCGATTAAGACGGGTGCGGCCTTTTCGTTTCTCTTTATAGTCTGGGAATAATTGCCTCCGCTTAAATGATCCTCCAATGCCATCAAAGATAATAATACAACGAGTAGGAGCAAGAAGTTTAATGGCGTATCCTACAGACTTTAGAAATCCAACAAATCCTCCTGTATGATTTCCATTTTCATCCATAGCTGGATTTGCCGACCAGCAACGAATAAACGTATTAGTTCCATCAACAATAAGAACGTCAGAGTTTGTACTCCTACGCCAATTGTCATGAACTTCTTTTACTTGACTCCCTTTGTTTTTTAGAAGTAAAGAAAGTCGGTTACGATCTTCTGGTGTAAGATTCATTATCCTTCATCATCTTTTACAGAATTTTTTGTAATATCATCATCCTCAGAATTCGTTTCCTCTACGTCTTCAATAATAGCACTATTCGGATTCCGATATTTCATTATGTAGTTATTACAGATAGTTTGATAGACTTCTTCCTTCAAAACCTCATCTGTGTTCATGAGTTCAACAAACTTTGCAGTATTAAACTCAACTTTTTCACCGTTAGATCTTTTGAAAGTATATCCACTCTTATCACCAGTAATAATACCGTGAAGCTTCATATAATTAAGCCAACTTGAAAGATCTTGAATTCCGCTATCATAATGAATTTCAAATTGTGCTGCTCTGTATCCAGGACCACAACGATTTTTTATGACCTGACTTGTACACTTCATTCCTATTACTTCATCCAATCCATTTCTTTTAACTTTGAGTTTTCCTAGATTGGCAAGACGAATACGAACTGAACATGCAAACGGTAATGCTTTTCCACCAGGAACAATCCACTTGTCACCAAATGGTCCTGCACTCATGTTATAACGAACTTGATTCGTATACACAATGAGAACACGTTGATTAGATACGAGATTGGTAATCTTTCTCATTGCTTTGCTAAGAATGATAGCTTTACCAGTATTATATCCACTTACACCATGTTCCGATTCCATTTCTGTTTCAACAGATGCTTGAGCAACCGAATCAATAAAAATAGTCAATAGTCTTCCATCATCTTTCTTACGAAATACTCCAATGACAAGTTCAATCATAGCAAAAAGTTCCTCAAGAGTTGTGAACTTTTGGTAATTAACATTACGAATATTTACTCCGAGTGCTGTCCAAAACTTTTTGTCAACACTAGATTCAGAATCAAAAAATACCGCAAGACCCCCTCGTTTTTGCGTTTCAGATATAATCTGAGCGCACATCAAACTTTTTCCAGTGCTTTCTAAACCACTAAGTTCTACCATTCTTCCCACGGGAAATCCACCATGAGGGCGATTTGAAATAGCTAAATCAAGAAGAGTAGATCCAGTGCTTACCCACTCTCTAACATCTACTGGATTATCATCTTCATCCAGAAAAAATGATACCTTTGTTCCATCTTTCTGTGACTTATTGAGTTCTTTTTGGAGAAGTAATGCTAAATCGTCACGTTCTACGTTTGCATCACTTTCAATGTGTTTACTTTTTTTAATTGGAGGCATAATGAAATTTCCTTTTTAAGAGACAAGATAAGGGTAGCATGTTATACTACCCTTATCAAGTTATTTTATCTATCTTCTAACGATTACTTCTTTTGGAAGAAAGCATCAAACTCACCAGCAAGTTTTTCCCCTACTGTAGTTGGAGATGATACTGCGGCTGGTGTTGCCGACACTGATACGGCTGGTGAACTGCCAGCTGCAGGATCTGATTCGTCTGAAGGATTCAACCAAGCATTGACTGCCGTTTGAAGTTCTTCGTAAGTTTTCAATGGGAATATTTGAAGAATATCTGTTTGGTCCTTCAATTTTTCCATTAAGTCACGGCGAGTTGGGTCAACTACCGGTGTTTTCTGTGGGCAAGGAGTAATGAGAGTTTCTGGGAACGATTGCCCCTTGGCATTCTTCTTCTTGCTGTCCTTGTGGAACTCAACATCAATGTCGTTTCCTTCTGTCCAACTGGTGATGTCTCCCCACTTGGTGTTTGTCATCAACTTCAAAAGTTGCTTGTAAACAGTAACACCGAATCCCCAATAGCGAACGCCCAATTCCTCTTCTCCACGAACAAGCACAGGGGCATAGGTTCGTGATGTAGGAGTGAGTTTTGCTGCGATTTCTTTTTCCTCATTGCTGCCACTGGAACGAAGAGTTTCAATTACTTCAAGAATAGGATCCGGCTTACCAAAAGTGCAAGGAGCCAAATAGTGATTTCCACCGAGATTGTAATAGAACTTCAATTCTATAAACGGTGAATCAGGATTGAACTTATAAGGAACAATTCTAACTGTTTGAACACCTTCTTTAGGTTTCCACAGGAGTTTTGCGAATTCTGAAGCTTTTTGTCCGTCCTCAAATTCCTTGAGACGGGCTGCGAGTTTTTGTACATTTATTGCCATAATATTTAATTATTTAATTGTTAACTAGGTAAACGAGTCAATCATCAATCATAGGATTAAGTCTTAACTATATTACCTCTATAAATAGCATTCTATCATAGAAAAATACATTATACAACTAATTTTAATCAAAAATGAGTTATATTAAACCAGAGAAGAATACGCCCTGTTTATAGGGTGTTTAAGAAGATTGTTTTTTTAATCGAAGACACTACAAATTTTAAGAGGTATAATACGAACAGAAATATCACCAGTAATGATAAGAGAATTGGAATAAAGTGACCAATCAATCATATAATTATGATCCAGTACCCCATTCTCTTCTTCAATCAATCTATTCATACTGTTTAATGTATAAAGTGTATTAGTTTGTTTTTTACGATGAATGAGAATAGTGTTTGGAAATTTTGGAGCATCTTTTTTCATATTCAAAACATTATATGTAAGATATATTTCCTTTGGATTTTTTTCATTTAAAAATGCAAAAACACGATTACTATATACTTCATAAAATACTTTAATGTCTTCAGATGCTTTACGAAAGTCTTTACTATTGGAGAAAGTACACAGCAGTTGACGATTATCTTGTTCTTGCATAAATTTGAAACGGGTGGTGTGGACTTAAGGTTTTACATATGGCGTCAAAAACGTGATCGCTTCTTTATAACCTAATTCATCTGCTTTTTTATATAATTCGTGTAGTTGTTGATGACATGCTTCAGAAAGGGGAGGGTCAATTTTTGTAAGTGCATGGTTATCAGTATTAATAATTTGCATTGCAACTTCTTTTTCCGCCGCTATCCTTTCTGGTGTTCTCGGAGCTTGGGGTGGCGTCGGGGAAGTTGGAACAGGAAGAGGTTCTGGCTTTTCATCTCCACGGGGAGGCTCAACTTCTAATTCTTGTCCTCCCGTCTTTACTGATGGTTCTTTATCAAACAAATTGCTTCTTCCACTAGATGATCTTGATAACGATTTATCGTCATCAGTTTCTTCGGGTTCTTCTTTATCTTCCGGCGGTTCTCTTTTAATCGGTTCTTTTGGGGGAGATTCTTTCTTCTGTTGCTCAGGAGGTTTTGGATTTTCCTTAACATACTTACCAGGATTTTCCTTAAATGCCTTGGCCATATGTTGAGGAGATGGCCATGTTACCAAAATACCATCTTCCGCACGATATGCTTGTCTCTCTGGAAATCTGCCTTCGACCATGCGATTGGTTACATGAATAGCAGCTTCCTTGGTAATTCCCTTCTTAATGAAATAATCACGAAGAGCATTCATATGTTGCTCTTCTTCCATTCTAAAAATTCCATCGCTAACTCGTTCGTCTAGGCAGACTTCGGAGAAAACATTATCTATAATATGTGACATACTCTTTCCATATAAATATGAAAGTCCTACTCAAAACATGGTTATTTTAGATGACTTATTCCATCGTTTTCCCTTATTCTGATAAATGTACAACCTAAATACTTGACAATCTCATCTTGTCGCTTTATATCACACTTTCTCAATTCACCACTTACAGTATAATGATGATCTTCATCCCACTCATACCATATATTAAATATTTTATCATATCCATCTGCAAAAAATCCTCTAAACTTGAACTCTCCACCATTCATTCCATGCTGAATATTAACTCCAAAATTTTCATTTAACGTATCAAAATATTTACATGCATCTATATTAAAACTTGAAAATTTTACTCCCATCTTCTCTAATCTATTTATATGCGATTCTCGTATTTTTCTTTTATGCTCGTCTGAAAAGGGAAGTTTCTTACCAAGATGAGAATTTGACATCTTAATCTTTGATTCCAATGACATTTTATGTCCTCTCATAAAAGAGTTTCCAAACATATGATTTAACTTTCCCTTCTTATTCCAGTTTGGATTTTTATTTCCCATTTTAGATAGAGATATATTTTGAAATGCCAACTTGGTACGAGTTTCTCCCTTTCTGTTTATGGCGGATAATCTAAGTTTATTTCGAGTTTCATCTGTAAAAATTTGGTTCTTCCGACTTAATTTTATTTTTTGTTTAGTCTCTTCACTTAATTTTCTACCCATTAACGATTTTGATATTTTACTTTTAGTATCATCAGATAAAACACACGGTTTTCCATACAAATAAGATTTACTTCCTTTTTGAGAACATTTACGACAACAACGATTATGACGTAACGCATCATTATAACGACCTGTAGTTTTATAAGATAAAACAATATTACAATCGAGGCAATTTCTTTCTAACCTTTTTATAATAATATTGCAATTTTGAAGCATTGACTTTTGTTCTGTTTTTAGCATACCATCGTCGGTATCTAATATTTGATTGTTCACGCAATTCCTCCACAGTTCGATTTAATCTTTTTCTTCCCATAACTTCTTTCTATGAATAAATATAACGTTGGAATATAAAACGTTGGAAAAACTTACATTTTTTTCATATCATGAAAATCATCTCCAATAGAAATAGTCAATGGATAATTTTTATAATCCATAGTTTCTTTTATTATATCTATGAAGTTAACATCATCTTTGTGAAAATCCAACAATATAGAATCATATTGATACAATACAATTTTTGACTTTCTATTTTCCATTGCATTGAATATATTTTTAATTACATCCATGTTGCGTTCGGTTTCATGTGACTGAAGGATGTAAT